CCGTAATTTGACGATCCACCGCCGCCGCCCGCGTAAGTTACGGAACCGCCAGAAATTGCTGATGCAGTACCGTTGCCACCGCTTCCAGAGGCAGATGGAGTTCCGCTGCCACCAACAGCGCCAGCACCCCCGCCGCCGCCAGATGGATAAGGCGATGCGATGTTGCCACCGTTATTGCCGCCATTATTGCCTTGGCTTGGCGATACAGACGGGGTGTTTCCATTCCCCGCTGTTGTTGTAATGCTGCCGGAGCCACCACCGCCGCCGCCTGAACCACCATTTAGTCCAGACGTAACCGCGCCGTCTCCACCACCCCCGCCGCCGCCAGCAGAAGTAATAGTGCTAAAAACAGAATTGCTGCCGGTTGTCCCTTGATATGGCGTGGTGCCTCCGCCACCGGGGCCGCCTGCGCCGCCTGCTCCAACCGTAATGGTGTAATCGGTGCCAGCGGTAACGCTAAAACCTGTACCTGTACGGAATCCGCCCGCGCCGCCACCGGCTGCGGCAGTTGCACCGCCGCCGCCACCACCACCCGCGACAACAAGGTACTCCACCGCGCTAACACCGCTCGGGCAAGTCCATGTGCCGCTAGAAGTGAACGTGGCTACGACAGATTGGACGGGAACAGAGTATTTGAGGATGACAATGCCAGAGCCGCCTGCTGCTGCTGCCGTGTTGTTTGTTCCACCGCCACCACCACCGCCCGTGTTGGCTGTGCCAGCGGTTGCAGCAGGAGAGTTATATGCGCCACCTGCTCCACCACCGCCTGTGCCGCCGGGGCCGCCAGTTGATGAGGTTCCAGAGGTTCCGGTGCCACCACCGCCGCCGCCAGCGTAAGTAACGCTACCGCCAGAAATACTTGACGCTGTGCCATTGCCACCTGTGCCGCCATTTCCAGAACCAGCAGGGGCGCTGCCAACGGCAGAGGCACCACCTCCACCGCCGCCGGGGAAGTTAGGTGATCCAGCGCCGTTGCCACCGTTGCTGCCTTGTGATGGGGATGTGCTAGGGGTGTTGCCTGTGCCTCCATTTGCACCATTTCCACCGCCGCCGCCAGAACCGCCGTTTGCGCCGGCTACGGTTCCTTGGCCGCCGCCACCGCCGCCGCCAGCGGAAGTGATGGTGCTAAATACAGAATTGCTACCGCTTCCTCCAAGGGAGTTTGGGGCTGGCCCTGTTGCCGCGCTTCCACCACCACCAACGGTAATCGTGTAATCGGTACCTGCGGTGACGCTAAAGCCCGTGCCAGTACGGAATCCGCCTGCACCACCGCCTCCACCGTTATCTTTGCCACCGCCGCCGCCACCCGCAACGACAAGATATTCAACCTGCGTCACGCCGGTCGGGGCAGTCCAGTTACCCGATGCGGTGAAAATCTTGTATTCGGTAAACCCTGCTGATACTCGCGCAGCAAGGAGCAACTGCATAATGCCGCTCATGGCTTTAGCTCACGTTGCCAGAGATAACGCACACCGTACCCGACAGGAACAAAATTGTTGCCACCCCTCTAGTTGCGAGCGTAACGGTTGCTTTGTCTGCGTCCGTGCCGCCGATGTAAGCCGTTGTGATAGAGCAGGTAATTGTGACATTGCCTGAAGTGTTGTTAAACACCGACACCACATCACCTAACGCAAACGTGGCGTCAGGAATCGTCACCGAGCCGCCCGATCCGACTTCAATGAACTCGCCCACATCGCCTGTGGCAAGCGTGTACGAGGTGGTCTTGGCCGATCCCGAGCGCGGGATGTTGCGGTAACCAACCGGGTTAGTGCCATCTACGGTGCAGTTTGCGAGGCTGCCGGTGCTGGTTCCCGTGCCGCCGTTAGCAACCGCAAGCGTTCCGGTCACTTGAGTAGCAAGGTTGACGTTACCAACCGCTTGTTTGAGCGAGCCAGAGGTGTCAAACGTGCCGTCAGTCGTCCAAGTGTCGCCAACTTGCAGCGTGACCTTGGCGATAACGCGCAGGGTGCCGTTGTTGTCGTAGGAAATGGTGACCGTGACAGGCGCGGTGTCCTTGTTCTCAATCGTGATCGACTTAATGACACGCCGCGTGGACGAGGCAGGAGCCGCAACAAGGGTGGCCGAGCTAGTGCCGTTAAGCGCACCATCAGATGCGCCTTCAACGAAGGTCGTACCGTTGTTGTCTGCCCAAGCAGCAGTAAAGTCGGGGTTGTTCGTGGCAGCGACGCCCGACATGACCGCCTTAATTGACTTGGTTGTTGAATCAAGAATCAAGATTGCCATATCGGTTTCCTACGAGATAAACCACGCATAAGACTCGCCACCGCCGCCACCCGAGGCTGCGATGCTAATACTTCCTGCGCCGTTAGTGATTGAAATACCGCTCCCTGCGGTCAAGGTAGAAAGGGTGTAGTTCGTGCCGTTACCGATCAACAACTGGCCGTTGGTCGGGGTAGATGTCAAAGCTGTACCGCCATTGGCGACCGATACGGGAGCCGTCAGCGAGAACGTCAGGTTGGTAAGGGTTAACCCGTTGCCTGCCTGATAGATTTGCACAGAGGAAATCTGCACAAAGTTGATGGCGGTTGATCCAAACGTGATCGTGCCTTGGGTGTTGCAGACGTAGGTTTCGCCTGCGCCCGTGCTTCCTGACGTAACGAAAAACGCATCGCCTTCGCCCAATCCGTTAGGGCTTTTCAGCGCATAGGTATCGGCATCCGTGGCGCGAGTGAGAACCCACGCTGTTGACCCATCGCCAACGGTCGTAACGGTGTATACGCCGTTCTGAAACGCGCTGGCTTGGTTATAAATCAGGATTCGATCACCAACCGAGGCAACAGTCGGGCCGTCAGGCGCAAAGGCCGCAAGCGTTCCTGCGTTGGTTAGCGTAGCTCCGACGCCAACTCCCGCCCCACCCGGCTGGTTGTAAGTCGCGGTAAGCGCTATCGGCACCTCGTACTTGACCGGCGCGTGGTAAGTGATGCCGCTAGCAACAAGGGTGTCAACGTAGACCTTGTTTGCCGCATCGCTGTTAACGGTCGGCGTGGCAACGTTAACGATTTTGGCCGACGAAACGTCAACCGCGCCCGTCCCGTTGGGGTCAAGCGTGATGTTGCCGTTGGTGTTGGTCGAGGCAATCGTGTTGCCGTTGATGTCGAGGTTATCAACAGTGACTTGGGTGAACGCACCCGTGCTTGGTGACACGCCACCGATAGCAGTACCGTTGATCGTGCCGCCAAGGACGTTAATAGCGTCAACCGAGGCACTCGTAACCGTTAGGCCGCCTACGCTGGCCGTACTCAGGATCGCTACGTCAGACGAGATAGAGGTCGCAGCGATTGAGCCAGCCGTGACGCTCGTAAACTCAGCGGTGCTGGCTGTTGCGCCACCAATCGGGGTGCCGTTAATCGCACCGCCCGTGATAGCGACGTTGTTGGCGTTCTGCGTCGCCATTGAGCCGAGGCCCGATATATCCCCGGCAGGGATAGAGGCAACGGCGGTGAAGGCCGACGTACCTGACGCTTTAACGTATCCGGTAAGGGTAGTTGCGCCTGTGCCGCCGTTGCCGACAGGAAGTGTACCCGTTACGCCAGTCGTCAGGGGTAATCCGGTGCCGTTCGTCAGAACGACAGCCGTTGGAGTTCCTAGGTTGGCGTTCGCAAGTGTTTTATTGGAAAGGGTTTGTGCGGTATCAAGCGTAACGGCCTTCTCAGCCGGATATGCTACAAATACGTCCTTTGACCCCGCCGCGAACGGCACCTTGCTGCCGCTACTGCTAGAGGCCAGCACCGTGTCACGGGTCAATGTCCCGACATTGTACGTACCGATGCCGACTTCCCACTCGCCCGTGGCGTTATCCACAGCCGTGTAGTACGTCTCGTTGCCGTTACCGATAACCGAGAACGGCACGAAACCTGTGGACGTACCGCCAAGCGTAAACGTGCCGGTTCCGACCGTGCTTGTCGTCTCTTTGACGCGATCTTGCAGTACAAAAGCCACGGCTTATTGCCTCGTCATCGGCGGCTGCATGGGCGGCTGCTGCAACGGCAACGGCTGTTGAGCAATCTCCACCCCTGCGGCACGGCCATCTGGGCCACGAACGATGCGCTTCGGTGCGGTCATGGCACGAAGGGCTGCGTCCAGCTTTGCCATCATCTCTGCGTAGACCTGCGTGGTCTGCTGCTGCATCTGGATAATAGCTTGCGTGGAGGCCGTGACGTTGTTTTCCACGTTCTCCATCATGCGCTCGGTGTTGGCCTTGGTGACCTCCAGCATCGGGATGTCCACGCCGGGGTTCGCACCGATACGAGCCACGTTGATCTTGGTCTGCGCGTCCAAGTCAGCCTTGTACTTGTCCATCTGCGCTTGCATTTCGAGCTTACGCTGCTCCAGTTGCGCTTCCATTTGCGCTTCCTGTTGCTTCATCTGAAGCTCCATCTGCATACGCTCTTGATCGGCTTGCATTTGCTGCGCCTCTGGGTTGACCTCGGGCTTCGGTTGCTCGGCTTGGGCTTTGAGTTGCTCCATAGCAACGTCAATCTGGCCCTCAATCGGGCGAGACGCCTTGAACGCCTGCGTACCAAACTTCATCAATTCCATCATGACAGGGACAAGCTGCGGCGAGGCTTGGCCGACCGGCAGCGCTTGTTGCAAGAACCCACCGAAGGCTTGGATGAACTGCAAGCGGTCTTGCTTCATCTGGTTCTCGTCAATCTGGACGAGGCTATCGGCAGCAATCTCCACGCGGAAGTTGCGAAGCGGGCGATCCTGCATCAACTGGAGGGCTTGCGGGATCATCTGCTGATCCACTTCGGCCATCTGTTGTGCGGCGGCATACGAAAGGATCGTCTGCGGCTGGAACTTAGCGCACATGACTTGTGCTTTCAGCCGGATCAACTCTGACGCAAAGAGGGCTACGTCCTCTTGCATCGAACGCAGTCTTAGCCCCGCGTATTGTCCTTTGATTTGTTGTGCCGTCGCCGTCTCAGATGCGGCGCTCTGACCACGGATAATGTCCGAGATGCCGGTGATTTCGTAGATTTGGCCTTTGATGTCTGCTCGGGCTTGGTAGCAGTTGAGCAGGGTTTGGGCGATTTGATCCAGCGGAAGGAGGTCAATCGAGCCTTTAAGGCCTCCTTTTTCGCTGAAAGCCATCCACTTATCAACTGGAATGAGAGCATTGTTGTCACCTTCGGTCAGGAGGCGTTGCAAAGCCGGTTGGCTTGCGTCGTATACGCCACGAACTCGCAAAGCCTTAACCAAGCCGTCGATGCGGTCAGAGAGGATGTCCAACTCCATCGCTTGGTCTTGGTACAGGATGAAATCAGGGACGGGAACCAGCGTGTCGCTAGTTGTCGTTGCATAAAGCGGCTTCGGGCAGGGGAAGAATCCCTCCAAACCAAGCGGATCATCGCGCTCGTCGATAATCTGCGGCATACCCTTGCAGAACCAATAGACCTTCAGCGTCTCTTTGTCCCACAGTTCACAAATCTTGGCACGGTTGTACGAACGTTTGGACTCGTTATAAGCGTTGAGAGGCTCTGGGCCTTGGTCAAGCGGGATCTTCCGCGCCATTTCCTCGCCAAAACGCTCTACGAGGGCCTCTTTGCTCATGTAGACCCAGCGCCATACCTGACTCACTTCCTCCCATGTACGGGCTTGTGAGTGGCCGAAATCGCGCCAATGGACGTAATCGACCGGAGCGCGTTCGTATTCAATTTCCTCGGGGACTTCGGCAAGCTCGCCTGCCTCTACGTCCTCAGTCACTTGCAGGCCGTCGTCCTCAATTCCTTGCGGGCGAACGTGCGGCTCGTAACGCACCCATGCCGTGCCACGCCCACCAAGGAAGCGATCCTCAACGGCGTATTTCATGGTTGAGCGGAAGTCGGGGTAGTGCTCAATCTCAAAGTCGATGGCTCGCTCTAGGATTTGCGAAGCCACGCGGCCCACTTGGTCGTTGTCACCAAAGCGGCGGGTGATGTCGGCCTTCGGAAGCTTGGCGTAAACAGCCGGGATCAACGTCTGGACGTTTGACCACAGGATGTTGAACTTGGCTGACTCGTTGCCCGTCTGGCCTCGGGTGTCGTCCCGATAACGCTTGATGATCTTCTTAGTGCGAGCCGTCCACTTGGCGAACTCGTTGTCATAAGCGCCAATAACACGGAGGTACTTATCGACCTCTGGGCTAACGAGGTTTTCCATTAGTCTTTACCTTTGTTCCTGCTGCTAATGGCCTTCGCCTTGGCGCGGGCTTCTTCCTTGCTGCTCGCTCCCCATGCACGGAGGGCAAGCGCAAGGCGTGTCGGCTCCCCATTCTTTTCCATTGGGCCAGCCATGTTGCCCATACGGGCTAGAAACGATGCGCGGCGCGGATTATCACCTGCTTTGACCGGCGGCTTGAGGGTGCCACCCGTTTCGGCCTTGTAACTGGCGCGACCCTTGGCGTTTAAACCACCCTTCGGGTTCTTGCCTTCTTCCCGTTGCCATGCCGCGCTCATGCGTAACCTTTCTTTTCTGGTTTAGCGGTTTTGGCCGCCTGCTTGAAGTCGGCAGCTGACGGTGCGCCTTGCTCGCCGGGCTGACGCATACGCTCGCCCGAACCGGCGGCTATGCGCTCACGCTTGGCAAGGATGTTTGCGTAAAGACCGGCTTTGCGGCTCATGGCGTCCAGAACACCGTGCAGTCAACCGTGCCACCAATCGTCACGACAAGGCTCGTATTGACGCGGGCCGGGATCGTATAGAACGTGCCACCCGCCGGGGTGAACGTATTGACGACCGTATCGGTGCCATCGGTGACCTTGATGGTCGGGGTGCTGGAAGCAGAAGCCACGAAGATACCGAACATTCCGCACGGCCCCGTAAATACGGTTCCTGTCGCGGTCAGGTTCTTGTAGTTCTGGGACTGTGTAACCGACAAACTCATATCCGTATCCTCTTGCTCGTAGTGCGGTCATGCACAGCCCACATATCGTTGAGTGTGACTGTGTTCTCTGGGCCGACTATAAGCGGCTTCGGCTCCGCTGTAGCCGGGGACTTGTCAGATTGCTCCTGCCATGATACCGCAAGCATACGGAATGCGTCACTAGGGTGGCTCGTCCAATCATGGCGCGGGGACTGCCTAAACGCCTTCTTGTCCTCGTCGTACTCGCGTTGGTACTGGCGCAGCGCCTCAATGCCGTCGTGGCACTTCTCGGCGTCAAAGTACACACGCGGCAACAGCATACGCACCGCTTGAATGCCCGACTGCAAGCCAATGTCAGGGACGACCGCCAGCTTCTTGATGTCGAGGTAAGCGGCTAACTGCTCCACTACGCTGCGGCCCGTTTGCAAGCTCTTGGCGCGGGCGTCATGCGGTAAGTAGTGCTTGGCGTACTCGTAGGGTTTGCGGGTCACCACCTCGGCGATGTAATGGATGTCAGCGCCTGAGACGGCAAAGAAGTCGATGACGCGCACCTCGCCACGCAGCACTTGGTAGAACCAGATGGCGGTGTCGTCGCGGTATCCCAAGTCCCATGCCGTATAAACGGGTAGGTTGGGATCGTAGGGAAGGCTTCGCATACGGCCTTGGTCTTGCGCTTGGCGCATCTCCGTGCCGTAAAAAGCTCCGAGGATGGCAGCCTCAAAACTGCACTCGTACTCCTGCAAGTACTGATCCTCGGACAATTGCGCTTTAGCGGCGGCTAGCTCTGACGCCGGGAGAAGCCCGCTGGTTGAGGCGGGTAAGCGCAGCAGGAACCACTCGCTAGGGATTCGAGTGGCTGTATCAAACACTTCCCAGAATTGGTTTTTGCCTTTCGGTGTACCGGCAAAGACCGCCCAACCCTGCTTATCTGACAAGGCAGGGCGAATAACGTTCCCAAATACGCTCGGCTTAAAGTCGCCGTACTCGTCAAGGTAGATGCCCGAGAAGCCAAGGCCGCGCATGGCATCGGCGTTGTCGGCACCGAACAGGCTGATCTTGACGCCGTTGACCAGCGTTAGGGTCATCTGGCTTTCGTTAGCGTCTTGGGTGATCGGTGCGGCGTAGTACTTGAAGTAGTCCCAAGCAATTCGGCGAGCTTGGTTCATGTAGGGGGCAACGTAGCCAAATAGCCCGTTTGGCCCTTGGTACGTTATCCCTGCTCGAATGATGTCGTTGACGGCTGCGACCGTTTTTCCTGCGCGGCGATGAGCCACGATGCAGGCCCAGCGCTTCGTGCGGTTGTGGAACGGCATAAACGCCTTACGGGGTTGGTAAGGCATTTCGATCTCCACTAGGTCGGCTCCTTCCAGCGGATAACCAGTTCCTGTGGTGCGCCGTCCTCTCCCGTCATTTCGGTGCGAGCAAGGTCAGGTGCGACCTTCTTAAGCAATATCTCGGCTGCTTTCAGTTGCGTTGGAGTCATTTCTACATCCCCAAACGCATGGTCTTGCAGTCGATTGATCAGCATGGAGGCTTTGATCTTCTGCCTCCACTCATCCCGTAGCGTCGTATGTATTTTCCGTGCAGCCATGTCGTTGTTTTAACACAACAATTTGGGAGATACTAGTCGCGCCTTGGCATCCGTTTCATAGCTTCTGCCAGCTTCTTGCCCTTATCGGCTTGGTTGAAGTCGCGGGCTACGCTTTGGGGAATACCTGCGCGTTGGGCAAAAGCCGGGTCGTGAGCGGCGGCAGCCATAAAGCGGCGCTGCTTGTCAGATGTGCTGGGCATTACGCAAGGTTTTCCAGCTTATACAGCGTGGAGGCGATCAGACCCACGATCTCGTCGTGGATGTTCTGCAAGTCGGGTTCGTCGGGTAACTGGTCGCGCATACTCTTGGCGAAATCCAACAGTCCGCTGACGTAAGCCTTGGCGTCCTTCTGTACCTTGAAGTCGTCGATGTAGGCGGTCATCGGGATAACGCCAAAGTGACCCTGATAACATTCCGCGTACTTGTCGGTTGCGTCCAGAATATCCTCGTAGTACCCGCCGAGCGCTTTGTGTTCGCTGTACGACTTCGAAGACAAATGAAGGAAATGGGCGGCGGTGCTGCTATGGAGCAACGCAGAAACGAAGATTCCGGCCTGTTGGTGCTTCATGTCTAACCCATTTTGCGGTATGTGGGCGAGGGTACTACCTACGGTATTTTACCGCAACTGCTCGGGTTTTATGGCAGAAATGTACCGATCCATCAGTTCACGCACCGTTTCCTCGGGGTCACGCGCAACGTAGAACTCACCGCGAGGCTCAAACACTTGTCGGAACCTTTCTTGGGCGGGGCGTAGCTTTCCCTTTTCGACCTTGATTTCGACCCAACACACCCACGGTGTTCCGTCTGGCAGATTCCGTACGACGAGACGATCTGGTACGCCGCCGTTTGAGGCGTAGTCGAGGACGGTGAACCCTGCTGCGGACAGCGCCCGGCCAATAAGGCCATCGTTCGCATCCCGCCTCGCTTTGTACCTCACGCCTTGCCTCGTTTACGCATCGCCCTAGCCAGATAATCCACCACGTTCTATTCCCCCGCTTTAACTCGTGCACGAAGTCTCTCCACAGCCTTTTCACCCCAAAGCTGGCGTACCAGCCCAATCGTATCCCTATCCGACAGCACGGCAGCAGCGCCAGCCTCTCGGATCAGTTCAGCGACCCTATCACGGTTGACCTCAACGCCTCTGGCTAACTGTGCGTCGTAGAACTTTAAACGGTTTAGCGGGGATTCCTGTACTGCCAAATTCCACATGGCCTGATTGGAGTGGAACTGATGTTCTAGGTTGTGACTGGGCTTCGGCTTTTCCGGTTGAGCTTGCTTAGCCGGAAAGTAAGTGAATTCATCACCCATGTTTCCCCCGCCAATCTGTGCTATCCCAATTACCTTTACCGTGGTTGCACTCATGGCAAAGGATTTGGAGATTATCAAGCTCTAAGGCTAATTGTGGATGCGTTAGGCGGGGCTTGATGTGATCAACGTGCATTACCGCACCCGTTGCAGGGGTAGCGCCACAGCACATACATCTGGGGCCGAACTTCAACAACGCCTCCATTCGCACTTTGCGCCACGCAAAACTTTCTAAAAACTCTGGTTTGGCGCGTTTAGTTCGCTTCGGCAACTTGTGTTTGTTGGCGCTGATTACTTCCAACATCACCGCGTGGTGCTTGTCTAGGTAATCAATGTTTTTTTCTGGCACCCCAATACACGGTGCATGGTGCATTTCTGTTAACAATTTTACGGCTAACTTGATTGGTGATTCGCCAGATTGCAGCCCCTTACCCCTGACTGCCCTGACGTATCTGCTTGCTACCCGTATCCTCTGTGCTTCTGTCATCTTACCCATGTCTTAATACCCCAATGCTCGGAAGCCCGGGAATGGCCCCCCTACCCCCCACTTCTGCGGAAGGCAGCGAGGCCAAGCCTATGCCCGTATAGCCACGGTGTTTAGGCCCGCTGGACTTTGGTAAGCGGTGTCCAGCCCGATCCAAACGACCGGCCCTCCGCTGACAGATTTGGCCCATGTCAAGGGGCTGCGTGATGGGTTTGTTGACAGAACCAGAACGGCTCGTCAGAATCCTGACCACGCGAAGTTGCATATTCAGCGTAATGCCATTCCCCCGGCAGCGTCAAGCCCCCATCACGGGGGCTTTTCGTTTTAGCGTCCATTAACGTCCTTTTGGCGCTTTGACCAGCCCAGCTTTGTACTGCCACACCCTTTGCTGCGGGATCGCACCGTTGCGTATCCAACGGGATACAGCCGGGGGTTTGACGCCGAACGCCCGCGCAATACCGCTAGGGGAACCAAACTTCTTTAATGCTGTATTGATGTCCATCCTGCCATTTAACCACGGTTAGCATTTTAAGTAAAGCCCCAAATGCATAGCATCGTGGGTATGTATTTTTTTGTTTGGGGTGTTGACATCTGCTTAACTTGTGTTAATATATTAATACGGTCAATGTTGACCGGGATGCCACAAAGAGGCAGTTATGACAAAGTTACGAGTTGCGATTATTGAAACCTTGATGCCGCCTAAAAAGCCGATGGGGTTTAGTTCCGTATGCACAACCCGTTGGCGGCCCGCGTTAATGGATTCCGACGACAAAATTGTGTGGCGGGGTTCGCTTTGTTCAACCGCTGAAGAAGCCAAAGCGGTCGCTACAAAAAAACACGGTTTGGCCGCACAAGGCTGGATTGTTGGATAACCAATAAATATCGGAGGCGGGGACTTCCAACCCGCCTTTACTTCGGTTAACATATCCCTCGTTGATAGACACAACACAGGAGCAATAGATATGCCTCGCAAAGACACATTTCACGGTTTTGGTACGTTCTACGCCCTTAACAACAAGTTTGAGGTGCGCGTGGAGTACACCCAAGACCTAGATGGCGGCATCATCTTGGAGGCTGCCGACCTGATCGGCATTTTCCTTGACAACGACAAGGCCGCCTCATCGCTGAACCACGACATCAAGCTAGACATTTGCGACCTCGGTGCAGATGCTATTTTTGAGCTTGAGGAAATCGCCACACGCGATGCCGAGCAGAACGGCCCGTGGGGAGACGACCTGTGAGCCGCTGGTTACCTCAAGCCATCCTTATTGTGGCGCTATACGCCACAGCAGCCATCCTTGACCCGTGCGGCGACGGTGGCTGCACCCCGGCAGAGGAGCGAGCCAGCCATGCACGATGACGATATGACTTGGTGGCATCACCAAGATCAATTGATGCAAGAACTGGAAGAACAAGAACGCATAGAAGCCTGCAACAAGGCATTAGCAGAACTAAAGGAGAGAGAAGATGCAGAGTGAAACCATAGGCGCATTGGCCGCCGCGTTAAGCAAAGCCCAAGCCGACATCACGGGTGCGCTGAAAGACAGCAGCAACCCATTCTTTAAGTCCAAGTACGCTGACCTTGCGTCATGCTGGGAC